GGCCCCGTCGGCTGGACGGTCCTGGCCATCGCGGCCGTGATCGCCATGGCCATCGCCTTCCGCAAGCCGATCGCCGAGTTCCTGGCCTGGATCGGTGGCGAGTTCATGAAGCTGGCGAAGACGTTCGGCACCTGGATTCAGCCGATCGGCCAGGCACTGTCCAGCCTCTGGACCGGGGCGCTGAAGGTCGCGGGTGACTTCTTCGCTGGCGTCGGCCGCCTCGCCCAGGACATGGTGCGCACGGTGCGGGCGCCGTTCGAGGCCCTCGGCAACGTCATCCGATCCGTGTTCAACGGCATCCTGGGGGCGATCGAGTCCGGGGTGAATGGCGCCGTCAATGCGGTGAACACCCTGATCAGGGGTTACAACGCCATCCCAACGGCGCCGGACCTGCCGCTGATCCCGACCCTCGCAATCCCGCGATTCGCCGAGGGCGGCGTGGTCGATCGCCCGACCCTGGCCATGGTCGGCGATGGCGGAGAGAGGGAATACATCATCCCCGAGTCGAAGATGGCCGCCGCCTCCGCGCGCTACCTGTCAGGCACCCGGGGCGGCGGCGTGGTCGGGCCCAGCTCCATCAACATCACCACCGGCCCGGTGCTGCAGCAGGATGGGCAGCAGTGGGTCAGCGTGGCTGACCTCGAGCGGGCGATGCGGCAGACCGAGGCGTCGACCCTGGCGCGCATCCGCACACCGGCCGGGCGCCGGGCGCTGGGGGTGCGCTGATGGCGAGGGCCCAGTCACAGTTCCTGCGCATCCACGACCCGGCCGGCGCCACCTATCACCGCTGGCAGAACTTCTACGCCCACCAGACCGTCACGTGGGCATCGGCCAGCTGGCTGTATCAGCCCTTCACTGGGTCAGGGATCACCTCCGGCGCAACCGGCGATGAGGGCGGCGTCACGATCAGCGCCCCCGCGTCGCCGCTGGTGGTTGATGCGTTGGAGCGGGCGATCGACAGCGGCTGGCTGTTCACCCTGCAGGCCTACCAGTTCGACGCCTACGACGGCGTGACCGCACCGCTGGCAGGGCAGACGCTGGTGGGCACGTTCACCGGCGAGGTGGTCAACGCCGGCGCCACCCTGACCGAGCTGCAGCTGGAGCTGGGCAGCAGCCTGTCCCCGGTCGGCGCGCAGATCCCGCCCCGGACCATGACCACTGCCCTGATCGGCAAGGGGTGCCGGCTATGAGCGCGCTCATCGGCAGCGACCCGCTGGCCCTGCAGGCCCTGGAGGAGGGGCTGATCCGTGGCGCGTTGCAGGACGCCGGCGCCGAGGGGGAGAGCAAGCTGGACAGCCAGCAGCGGGCCGCGGTGATCGGCGAGCCGGTGCCGATCGTGTTCGGCAAGCGGGTCGGCGACTACGGCGGGGTGCTCATCAGCCCGGCCGCGACCGAGGCCCGGTTCAGCAACGACGCCAGCAACGCCGTCACCGCCAGCTACCACCTGGTCCTGAGCGAGGGGCGGATCGGGTCGATCCAGGTGCGCGACGTGTTCCAGCGCTCGTGCCGGGTGGGCAGCCACAGCCAGACCTACGACCGCCGGGCCGGCACCTGGACGCCAGGCAACTACGTGACGGCGCAGGTGGGCTACACCATGCCGGAATGCCCCTACTACTGCGGGACGGTGGGGCTCTATTCCGGGATGAGCACCCTGTCGTTCACGGTCACGGTGCCCAACGGCGTCGATCAGTGGAACCGGCAGGTGCACTGTTTCATCCGCAACGGCATGGAGGTGCCGCGGCTGATCGAAGGCACGGTTGGCAGCAGCAATAACTTCGCCGACCTGTATCAGTGGGCCCTGGTCAACTGCTCGCGGCTGCCGGCGGCGATGATCGACACGGCCAGCCTGACGGCGGCGGCGACATTCCTGAGCGCCAATGATCTGACCTGTGACATCAACATCACCGACAGCGGCAACCTTGAGGACTTCGCTGCACAGCTCGCGCCGTACTTCCTGCTGGCCCAGACGCGAAGTGGCGGCAAGCGTGGCCTGCGGCCGGTGCTGCCGGTCAACGCGAACGGCACCATCAAGACGACCGCGATCGCGTGGGAGTATCTGTTCAACGAGGATTACATCCTGCCTGGGTCTTTCGAGCTGAGCTACATCCCACTGGCAGACCGCAAGCCGTTCGTGGTGCAGGCGATCTGGCGGCAGCAGCTGACCGACGACTTCGGGATCATCCGCACCAGCGAGGTCAGGTATCAGTCCGAGGCGGCAGATGGGCCGTACGAGCAGCACGACCTGTCGCGGTTCTGCACCCGCGAGAACCACGCCGTCAAGGTCGCGGCCTACATCCGCGCGCGCCGCAAGTGGGTGACGCATACCGCCCGCTGGGTCAGCCGGGCCCAGGCGTTCAACACACTGCTGGTGCCGGGCGACATCTGCCGCGTCAGGCTGGAGCGCAACGTGGCCGGCATGACGCCCGGCGTGCATGACTTCCTCTACCAGGTTGACCGGATCACGCAGACCGCGGAGGGCGATGTGCAGATCGAGGCGACGCACCTGCCGATCGACGAGCAGGGCCGAAGCCTGGTGGCATTGGATGTGGCCGGCACGACGGGAAGCGGGATCCTGCTGAGCAGCAACAAGAGCGGAGTGGGTTGCGACGTCAACAGCAGCAGCGACACGACGGTGCCGGCGGAGACCTGGCGGCCCGGGTCTGCGATCGGTGGTGGGGACATCCCGATGCCACCGCTGCCACCACCGCTGCCGCCTGGTGGAGCATCGCCAGCGGACAGCCCTGCAGATGGGCCTGATGACACGGCAGGTAACCCAAGCGATGGGATGGACTCCAGCGAAAGCGCACCTCTGACTCGCAACCAGGCGACCTGTGAGATCGAAGGACCACCCTGCACCAACAAGCTCTTCCTGGTGTCGCAGATTGACGACAACGGAACACCAATCCCTGGCACTGAGATCAGCTATGCAGGCAGCCTGCCGATCAACATAAACATCAACAATAAGCAGGTGATCCTGAAGTGCCTCGACGGAGAGGGCAGCCAGACACCTCCACTACCTGGTCCTGACAACTGCAACCCAACGAATCCGATCCCACCGCCAAACCCTGGCAGCTACTACGGGTGGCGTGCTCAGATCTGGTGTGGCGGCGGGGCGCATGCATCTGGCAATGTGAATGATACCGGCCCATTCATTCTTGCATCCACCAATCCGCTGATCATCATGAGGACCGCCTATGGAACGGCAGGGCTTGTTGAGCCAGTCGGATCTGGTGACTGGATTGCCAATAAACGATTACAGTCAACTGGTTTCAGTGGAACAACAAACGGGTTCTATTTGTATTACAAAGATACGACGGCAACCCCACCATTTGATCTGACGTCAGCTCGTTTCTTGCAGGTAACATCAACGCAAGGCTCGACGCCATTCATCTACGGCCATATCTACTTCTATCCAACGGCTGCAGACTACAATGCCGACAACCCTCAGACCCGCGTCACTTGGTTCGGCAACGTCTAACCCATGGCCACCTTCCCGACGCTTTACCCCTCGACTCGGATCTTCACGCCAGGGGAGTATCCTCACACACCCTTTCAGACTTTCTCCGCACGCAACCGTCGCGTGTTGCATTCCAACGTCATCCAGGCCTCAAGCCTGCGCCTGTCGTTTGTGCGGCTGTCAGAATCAGACATGCTCTCCATCCTGTCGCATTACAACACGCAGCAGGGCGAGTTTATTCCGTTCGCTATCCCCTCCTCCATCCTGCAAGGCTTCACCGCCGCTGACTTCATCCCGACCGGTTACCTCTGGCGCTATGCCGAACCACCAGAAGTCCAGGACTTCTGTGGCCCATATCACGACGTCTCGGTCGTCCTCGAATCGGTCGCCGCTGAATCCGTCCTGGCCAGTGGCATGACTCGCACCATCGTGGCCAGCCTCACCGCTGGTGCTGCAACGGCCAGCAGCACTGCTCCGGCCATGCAGATCAGCGTTACTCTCAGCTTCGTCGGCGGTGCTGCGTCCTCGTCCTAACCTGTCGTCAGCACCCGTCACCGCATGGCCAGCCTCATCTACAACAGCGCCGTCGACGACATGGCCCGTGGTGCCATCGACTTCGACACCGATACCTTCAAGGTCCTCCTGGTCACCAGCTCCTACACGCCGAACAAGGACACGCACGACCGGCGCGACGACGTGACCAACGAGGTGACCGGCACCGGCT